TTGCAGACCAAGTACCGCAAGTTGCGTAATGACCTAGACGGCATTCAAGAGGTGGTCGCAAGCCTGCTCAAGAGGGCGCAATCGTGAGCGCACTGGCCAGCAAGTTCCTCGTCCTTTGGAAAGTGGCCGGTGGCCCGGAGCTGGTTGCCGAGCACACGTTTCACCCGACCCGCAAATGGCGTTTTGACTTTGCCTGTAAATCCGCCCGCTGTGCGATCGAGCTGGACGGTGGTGCGTTCCTACCGTTTGGCGGCCGTCACGGGCGAGGAATGGGCATGGTGAAAGACTGCGAAAAATACCGAGCAGCCGCCGACCTGGGCTGGCGTATCTGGCGTTTCACAACCAAGTGCCTGACGGCTGAAGCAGTGGCGATGACTGCCAAATCATTCCGCCTTTCGATGAAGGAGAAAACAAAATGAGCGAACCAAAAGAGCCAACCGAATTTAACAACGAAAAACCCGACTACGAAACTGAGGCTTATGAGCGAGAGGAACGTGACTCGGATTACGACTTTCAACGCTTCGCCGATTACTACGGGAACAACCGACGGGGCTAATTATGACCGACCTAACGAAATTCCGCCTAATCGAAAACATTGAAGCGATGGCCTGTCGCAACTCAGCCGAGCGGGTTGTGAAAGCAGTCAATCGTGGCGACCTAGCACAAGCCAAAGACTTGGCTCGCAAGCATGAGATCGCGTGGCACTTGGCCGACCGCGAGTTCCAAGACTTAAACCAACCGCACCGAAACAACGACTTTTGCGACGACGAGTAGTCGCAAATCCAAGAAACAAAAACAAAGAAACCAAGAAAGGAAATCCTAATATGCCAATCGTAGCATCAAGAGGGGGCACATATACGCCAGCCCCAGAAGGGAATCACGACGCAGTGTTCTGCGACGTAGAGGATCTCGGCGTAATAGAAACGCAGTACGGAAAGAAACATCAAATCCGCCTAGTATGGCAGATCGCTGAAAAGATGGAGGACGGGCGGCCGTTCACCATTGGCCGGCGTTATGGACTGAGCCTGCATGAGAAAGCGGCTTTGTTCAAAGATCTGAAATCCTACGCCAAAAAGGCGCCACCGCAGAATCTGGATCTGGAAACCTTAATCGGTAAGCCGTGCCAGATCCTTGTGACACATGCGGAGCGTGATGGATCTACATACGCAAACGTGCAGGCGGTACTGCCTGCCGGAGCGAACAAAGTGAAAGTCGACAAAGACTTCGTCAGGAAATGCAATCGCCCTGGCGCACCGAAACCAGCCGTCGTCGAGTTAGATGCCGACGGGACACCTGTACCGTTCTAACCAAATTGGCCGAGGTGGTTCTATCCCGCCTTGGCCAGAAAGAATCCCCCCATGGAAATCCTAACTTTAGTAGTTCAAATCGTATTCCCAACCACAGCAGTCGTGCTGGCTCTTATGACAATGCGACTGATTAAGGATTGGCGATAATGGCTGCGCTGATTGCGACGGCGCAGGCCGAAAACTCGCACTACTACACCCGCTTGGGTGAGCCGGTGCACGGCACACTGCGAGAGGCTAGAAAGTTGAATGCTTTGCCGAGCGTGACTAACGGCATGAGCATTCTAGCAAAGCCTGGGCTGATTTATTATTTGCAAGAGACCGCCATTCTGTCGGCAATCTCGCTGCCAAAAGAAGAAAATGAAATTGAGAGTGATTTTGTTAAACGGGTAGTCCTAGACACACGTAAGGAAGTTGAAGCAGCGGCAGAGCGGGGAACATACACACACAGCCTTTGTGAAATTCTTGCAGACGGAGGAGACAAGCCGGCGGATCTCCGCAAAGAATTTGAGCCACATTGGAAAAGCCTTTCGTACTGGTTTTCTAAAGTTCATAAAATTCATTCATCCGAACAAGTGCTAGTAAATGAAGAGGTGGGGTACGCAGGGCGAGTTGATTTGATTGCAGAGATTGTAACTACAGACGGGCCACGGGTTGAGGTGATTGATTTCAAGACCCGCAAGTTTAAGAAAGACAAAAAGGGCAACGGAAAGGCGGATAGTTACAGCACAGATCTTTACCAGTTAGCGGCCTACTGCTTTGCCCACTTTGAAGAGCCGACATGGTGCCGGAACGTATATATCGAGCCAGTGACGGGAGAGATTAGCGAGAAAGAGTGGAGTCCAGAGGAAGTTGAGGCCGCCTTTGAAGTGTTTAAAGCCATCTGCGTGATCTGGCAGGCAGAAAAAAAATACAACCCAACGGGAGAAGCAAAATGATCGAGATCCTACCCGAACAATCCACCCACGAGCAGTTACTCAACCGCGTGCGCTCGTTGGCCCGTGAGCTGGCAGAGGCAAAGGCAGCACTGGCGGCTGCTGAAGGCCGCGAGAATGATCTGATCGAGCGGATGAGGCCAGGGCTATGAGGACACTGCTTTCGTTTATCGCCCTGCTTGGCTTTACAACGACAAAGCTGAGTAACGCTCTTATCGATTTGCGTCCGATCGCAAAGAAGATCGACGTAAAAAAAATTAAAGTGCGCATCACTGGCTACTGGCCGGGTGAGGACGAGTGGTCGAGTCGCTACCAATCAAGCACTGGCACCAGGTTGCGGGCTGGCCGTCATTGCGCAGTCGATCCAGACATCATTCCGCTGTGGAGCAAGATCCGCGTGATGGGCGCAAAGCGGGAGTGGGTGGCTGTGGATACTGGCACTGCCGTGAAAAGCAAAAAGGCCAGCGGTGGAAAGCTGCCGGTGATCGACGTGTTCGCAGCCAGTGAAAAGCAGTTTAACGCAATGCGTTTGCCGAAAGTGGCGATGGTGGAGGTGATGAAATGAGCACTAAAGCCGCCACGTTTGCTTCTAAGCGGAATCGGGCTGCGGGCCTTGGCGATACACGGCCGACGTTCCGCCGCCTTGGCGTGATCGCTGGAATGTTGCGCCGGGATATGACGCTGCCGAGCTGTGCCAGGTTGGGCGTTAAGCTGGAATGTAGCTACAAGACCATCCAGCGGGACATTGATCTGCTGCGTGACTTTTTCGGATACCCGCTGGAATACGATCGCAATAAGTACGTCTACAAACTGGCGGGGCCGCTGCCGAAGGCGGTGCTGTGAACCTAGCCGATCTTCTTACTATGTTCTCCGCCCGCGTCATCGGCACTTACACGCCGGAGCAGTATGCCGAACAAGTGATCATCGCCCGTAATAATCGGATGCGGTGGGGAATGGGGCAGTGGTGAAGATATGTCTGGCCTATGTTTACGGCACAAAGCATTCGTGCTTATTTGAAGCAGGCGATGGATTGTTAAGCGCATTTGAAAAAAAACATGGCTTTGCAATGGTGTGGCCAAGCGAGCCAAAAAAAATGCAGGCAATGGGTGCAGGTCTTTTTTGGATGGTTGCTTTTCATCACGCAGTTATTAGGGACAAAGTCGATGCGCAGAGTTTGCATAAAACTATGATGCAAATTCCTGAATTTAGAAATCATTGCGCTTACGACATTCCTTTTATGGAGAAGTACGAAAATTTATGAGCGTTAAGCGTTTAACCTGGCATCTCGCCGTGCTCGAGCGTGCGAAGAAGAATTTGCTGAAGAAGCAGTACGACGCAGTACGCACCAGGCTGGATCTGGCCGTTCTTATGGCCACGGAAATGCTGAAGCAGGCCGAGGGCTATAAGGCCAAGGCGATGGAGGCCAAGAAATGAAATTGCTTTCAATTTTGTTTTATTACTTAGGAGATATGGTCAGCCACACGATTGCCCGGTGGAGCTGGGGCGGCTGGCTGTATCAGCGGCTGATGCTGTTATCTGTCGATTGCGACAAGAACTTTGAAATTTGGAAGGAAGTGAAGCCACGCAAAAAGAGGAGTAAACGCAAATGAAGGATTTAGGCAAAATTACTTTTGGCAAACCACGGCCTGCGCCGAAGCAGGTTCTGGTAGACGTAACCTATGACGCCAAGACGGCCAATGCGTTGCACGCATTTGGGCTGAAGCAGTTAAAGAAAGATCAAGAGGCAGTGATCGAGTACGTAATCACGAAAGCGTTGGAAGGGTTGGTCAAAAAATGATCGCACCACTCCCACCAGCAATCGAAGCTATCCACCGCAACGGAGCAGCTGAAGGCGAGCGCAACACGCAGCTCTTTAAGCTGGCATGCCAGTGGCGCGACCAAGGGCTGACTGAGTTCGACGCAACGACTAACGCAGAGGAGTGGGCGTTTAAAGTAGGGCTGTCGCAGAACGAGGCCGTCAGTGCGGTCAGATCCGCATTTAGCAAGCCAGCCAGGGAGGCGTGGAAGCCAAAGGCCAAGTATGCTTATCAGAACGGGGCGATAGTTCGTGAGGATTTGCCGGTGCCACCCATGCCGATAAGCGTAGAAAGTGGGCCGGTAGATAAATTCCTGACTACCTGCTTCGACGTGGGCGATTATATAAATATCTGCCGATCGATTAAGGATAAGGACGGCCGCGAACGGCCGGACGGAGCTGGCGAGACGCGAAGCCGGGAAGAATGGCTGGAGCTGTTTAAGGGCGACGGATTGAAGGAGTGGCAAGGCGATGCAGTAGGAGTGTACGTGTCGATCAACGCTAACAACGGAAAGAATCGGAAAGCCGAATCGATCGTCAAATATCGCCACTGCCTAATCGAGTTCGATGAAAGCACGATGCAGGAGCAATGGGCGATTATTAAGCGCAGTGGATTGCCTACGTCGTCTATTATAAAGAGCGGATCACGCAGCCTACACGCATGGGTCGAGATTCGGGCGGCCAATGCCAAGGAGTTTGCCGAGCGTGTGGACTTTATCTACAAGCATCTTGAGCACAGTAAGCCCGATCCAGCCAACAAGGACGCAGGGCGGTTGTCGCGGTTGCCCGGTGCGATGAGGACGGCCACAGGCTTACAGCAGGAGTTAGTCGAATGTGGCGCACCTACGCTGACTTACATGGAATGGCAGGAGCGCACAATTTACGGAGATATTCCAGAGCCGTATAGCTGGGAGCAGTTGGTCAATTTTAAGGAGGATGCCGACATAACGCAACTGCTCGGCAAGCGGTGGATTTGCCGTGGCGGTTCAGCGTTGTGGGTGGGTAGCAGTGGCCTTGGTAAGAGCGTGCTGTGCTTGCAGGCCGCAATCACTTGGGCAATCGCTGAGTCGTTCTTTGGCATTAACCCTCATGGCAACGGGCTGAAGTCTCTAATCATTCAGGCCGAGAACGACGAGGGCGACGTGGCCGAATCGATCCAAGGGGTGTTTAAGGCGATGAACCTAACCGAAAAGCAGAAGGCATTAGTTATGGCTAACGTGACTATAGTTAGGGACTGTACATCTACCGGGGAGAAGTTTGTGGATCGTGTTCGCCGCTTAGTTGAAAAGCATAAGCCTGACCTAGTCTGGATCGACCCCTTGCTGGCGTTCATCGGTGGCGATCTTTCTAGCCAAGAGACGGCAAGTGCGTTCCTGCGCAATATGCTAAACCCGCTATCCCTATCGGCTGGGTTTGCGTGGATGCTAATCCATCACACCCCGAAGCCAGTACGTGAAGGAAACGGATATCAAGGGGCCGACAAAGCATACAGCGGTTTCGGCTCTAGCGAGCTGACGAATTGGGCGAGGAGCGTATTAACCCTAGCGCCATGTGGTGACGATGCCGATGGTAAGCGGATTTATAGGCTTGAGGTAACCAAGCGCGGTAAACGGTCTAATCTCAATTCTAAAGGCATTATAGCGCAAAATGCTGTGCAGCCGCACGTGAACTTGCGTCACAGCGATGTAGGGCTGGCGT